TTCTCTGGTGTGGCGCGCCGACTTCAGCCGCTGAGAATACTCCTGCCGTTGCTCGGTAACCCAGCCTTTCCAGTTCTCGGAGGACATGGAGCAGAACGGACGTTCCTGCGGGGTCTCGCCAGTGTTCTCCTGCGAGCTTGGAACTGAATATGCCATCAACATTTTCGAAGAAGCAGAACTCGGGCTGCATGAGGGCGATCTGCCCGACGAAGAAAGGCCAGAGGTGGCGGGGGTCTTCATCTCCGAGACGCTTGCCGGCTGCGGAAAATCCTTGGCAGGGAAACCCGCCTGTAAGGATGCCCACTTTGCCGCGAAACGCGAGTCCAGGGAAGGTTTTAAGATCCGTCCAGATAGGTGCCGGGTCCAGGAGTCCCGCTTCCATTTTTGCGACCAGATTCGCGGCTGCGAAGGCTTCGATCTCACTAAAAGCGATGACGCGCAGATTTGGGATTGCTCGACTAAGTCCGAGATGGATGCCTGCGTAGCCTGCACAGAATTCCACGACATTAACGGGTGAACCGTCTTCGGTATGATCCACATGGGTGTTTCCTCCGTAGGTAACTAATCGCATTTCAGGGTCTCTCTCTCTCTCTCTTCGACCGTCTCGGGACTTACTCGCTTCCTCTGCGAGAATCTTCCCGCCTTTGCCGTTGGGGCGAGAGCCAGAGCACTGCGCTCGGGGCGTAGGCCACTCGCTCACAACACCCCCTCCTTAAAATCGCGCTCCAGTTGCTTGTTCAACAGTTCGATAATTCTCGGATCACCTTTCATTTTTGAGTCTCCTTTTGGTTAAAATTCCAACGGCAGGCACAAGTCCTGCGGAATAGCCCCACCCCATTGCCCAGCCATAGCCTCCGCGATGCCGCGGTACGTCCTGCTTCGCTCCTTCCATCTATTGGGGCTCGGTGCCAGTTTGTTCTGACCGCTGTCGGTCTGGTTGGCCCAACGGCGCACCAACTTACCTACGGAGAGGACTTCTCTCCCCGGCACTATTTCGGTTGGCTCAAGGGGTGGTAGACCCTTGAGCCAGAGCCCTGTCTTCTTGCTTGCGTCGTGCCCGAATTGCCAAGGCTGGATGTACTGTGTCGCCTTCTTGACCCGGGTGCTGATAAGCCCTACTGGATTCTCCAGCGCGATCTTAGGTATGGGCAGATTCAAGAGCCACCGCACAAACCCCAACGCGGCGTCCGTCTTCTCCCACCCTCGGCCTCGGTCGTTCCAATGGAGGCCGCTACCACAGATGTAGGTGCATTCCGGGTGAACGATGAGCATGTCCCACTGCGAGTCGGCTATCGCGTCCCTGACATCCCCTTGGATGTGCCAAGGGGAGATGTCTTCGGATGGCAGAAGGTCGCAACTCCACACCTCATGCCCTCGGGCGCGGAACACCTCGCGCACCATGCCGCTGGTCTCGCAGCCGATGAGGATTCTCACAACACCCCCTCCTTAAAATCCGCCAGCGACCTGACTACAGCCAACGTCTTCCGCCCCAAGCCGGGGGCGTTCAGGTCGATGATCCACACCGGCTGCTGCGTCCCGCCGACGTAGGTGCCAGCACCTAAGACCCTCCGGGCGTTCGAGTCTTTCAGAATCCCCTGCTCGGTGAGTTCGTTCTTCAGATCAGTGTAGCTGCCATAGGTCTTGTCGAGGTACTTCTTGATCGCCGCGCGGGAAATGACGAGCTGCCCCTGGTCGTGCATGATGCGGGCGAGGAGAGCACCGCGGTGTTCCCGCAGAGGCGAGACCATGTTCTTACCGTTGTCCCCGGTGGTGATCATGATGTTGGCCGCGCAGTCATCAAGGAACTGGCCCAGCACGTCGAGTTGCGTGGCGACGTTCTCCGTCTTGTCCTCCCGGAGCGACTTGATCTTCTTCGTGAGCCACGCCATGATGGGGGCGACCTCGAACTCGATCAGCCCGAGTTTCTTCGCGATCAGCCCCCCGTAGATGGCGACCGCCGACATTGCGGACCAGAAACGCTCGTCGTTTCCGGCGCCGGTGAGCGTGTCGATTTTTTCTGTGAGCAGCATTATTTTTTGTTTATGGTCGAGGTTGTGCTCCACCAGGTACTTGATATACTCTCCTCCAGCGGTGCCGTAGTTATCTTGGGCTGCGTTGTAGGCCTTGGTCGCTTCCGTGCGGCCGAAGCCGGCCACCTTGTTGCAGTGGAGTTCCATGATACGATTGATCTCGGCGGAAGCATCGCCCTTCAGGTTCGAGAGTTTATCGGTGAGCGAATGATTCGACGACAGCAAAGCGATGGTGTTCCAGCTATTGAGGATGGTCTTCTCCCGAGCGTCCCGCCCGAGCCGCGCCTTGTCCCTGCCTTGGGTGATGCGGTAGAGGATATCCGAGAGTTCCTGCCCGTCGATGTTCGACACCTCGTCCAGATAGAGCGGCAGGCTGCCGTAGAGCCCCAGGCGGGAGATCAGGGCGTTGATGGTGTCGTTCTTCATCAATTCGAGCTGGTTCGGGTCGCCGTAGACCGAGAGAGTCAGTTTCCCGATCAGCGTCTTGCCGATACCAGATGCGCCGACGAGGGCGACAGCGGCGCCAGAGTACCCGGTGTACTTCATGAGCGGAGCGCCGAAGGCACCGGCGAGGAAGGCGAAGGCGAGCGGCTCCATGCCGGGGAGGCCCAGGCAGTCGGTAGACTTCCGCCACTCCGAGAGGCTTCCCTTGGCGTGAAAAGCCTTCGCCACATCGGGGATATTCTTGGCGAGTCCTGCCACTTCGACCTGATCGTCGCCCTTGATGAGGCGGTCTCCAAGAACGAACACGTCCTCGGCGCCGTCTTTCGCCCACCCCATCTGGGAGTGGAGCGTGGTCATATTCTTCATCGCCCGAAGGCGCGCCATATATGCGTCGAGGTAAGCGCACATCGCTGTCTGTGCCTCCTTTCCAGAAACTTGAACGTGCCCATCGGCCAAGGCCATGAGCATCGCTTTGCGGTCGTGCAGGAGCGCCGACCTGAATGCGAACTCGACATATTCCGCTTGCCTTGGGAGCTTATGCCGGATGGTGACCGTCTCATAGCCCAAGCTGCTGTCGTGGGCCAGCTTGGACGGGTAGAGGTCGTAGGGGTAGAACCTGGTCGGGGCGGAGTCGTCGTCCAGGGCGAAGAGGCCGTCGGCGTTTCGCTGGAAGCCGCGGGGGAGGATCTCTTCCTCTTCTTCGGTCGCCGCCTCGACGATGGCGAGTTCCGGCCGGCCGAGAACAATCGGGCTCTTCACCTTGTTGGTCGAGGCACAGCCGAGGCAGAGGTTCGAGTCTTCGGAGGCGAACTTGATGCAGGTCGTGGGGCCGGCGCCGGAGCCTATGTGCTGCTGGATCTTGTCGTCGGTCGCCGCCGGGGAGTAGTCGGGGTGCCCCGCGGACCACTCATGGATCAGCGCCTCGCCGTCGGCGCAGTAGCGTAACAGGCCAAGGGTGGCGTACCACTGCGGCTCCGGGATGTTGCCCAGGTTGTCCCGCATGAAGGCGACGTGCGCGCACTTCTGCGCCACCTTCCGCCCGTCTGCCGGCGGCCCGTCGAGGCCGGCTGTGAACTCGTCGTTGATCCCCTTGAACTGGGTGGGGATCGCCAGTGCGGGTGCGGCCAGCTTCGCCGCCTTGGATGCCTTATCCATAATCTCGATGAAGTGCACCAGGGGCATCGCAGGGGCGTCTTTAAGGAGTCGAACAGGGCGGAGGTCGGTCTTGCGGTTGTGAGTCCCTACAGGGCGCAGGACGGACGCCACGTCGGACGTGCGGCTCGGGTCCTGCTTGAACTTATGGTGGGTGAGGAGACGCTTGAAGATGTCGGCCAGGGCAGACCACTTCGCCGCCGGGATATCTTCTTCGATCAGCCAGTGGGCGTAGAGGCCGTGGCCGGAGTTGACGATGGCGGGGAAGGGGAGTCCGATCTCGATGACGGTGCGGCGGAGGTCCGTGAGGGCTTCCAGTTGTGTCGGGTACGCCTTGGTGGGTGCCGCAGCGAACTTCGCCTCTCCGCAGTCGATGTCGACGAAAAAAGACCGCATGGCGTGAGCCAGTGAACCGGCCCGCTCTTTCTTCCGCTGCTCCTTGGGGGCGCCGAAGGGCAGCGCCTTGTTGAACGCGCAGTTCTGCGCGCTCTCGGCGGTGAAGGTGCCTTGTGCCAAGTACATGGTGTTGCCGGCGGCATCCAGGGCGGAGAGTGAGGCGACGGTGTCTTCGATGGATGTAAAAAACTGGTGGGCAAAACCCCCTTTCGGGAGCAGGCGGCCTGTGCAGTAGAGCCCTGTGGTTGGGAGCAGGCGAGAGAGGAAGTCCGTGGTCATGCGTGCCCTCCAGCAGTCAAAGTGCACCGGGGAGGCGCGGTCATAGAAACAGTAGGGGGCTGAGGTTATACCGCTCTCAGCCCCCTGTCAAGTGCTGGTTGATTAGAGGCTTTAGTCTTCGGATCTCGGCACCTGCGCCCTCGGCGGTCCCAGGTGCTTCCTGAAGATAGAAGCAAGAACCGCCCCCCTATCATTCAACTCCACGTTCTTCATCGGCAGATCGCCGGCGGCGACCGCCCGTTCGATGAGCTTGATGGCGGCTCCCCCCTGCCTGCGGATCACCCCCTGCTGCGGGCCTTTGCCCTCGTTGATCCAGGTGTAGACCGAGGTGCGGGAGACCCCGAAGATGGGGGCGACCTCAGCCACGGCCAGACCTGCCTTGTGGAGCAGCGTGCTGAGGCCGCTGAACTCGTCGTTGATGTGTTCTACCATTTTGGCTCCTTTAAAAGATCGGCGGCGACGGCAGGGTGAACCCCCCACTGTGGAAATGCCCACCACCCCCGAACGCCTTCGCCACCTCGGACACGTCGAAATCCCCGATGGAGCGAAGCGAGAAGGACCGCTTGCCGTCCGGTCGGTCGCAGTATGTGACGGAGAAGGGGGCGTTGGGGTACGCCTTGCAAAGCTCGTTGCCAACCTCGGAGATGTTGTCTGCGGAGCAGACAGTAGGCACCTCATACGTCTCGTAGTGCAGCACGCCGCCTTTGTACCCGCTGGCGGCCCGTAGGGTCTGCAGTTCCGCCTTCTTCACCCTCGACGCCACCTGCCTTGCCTGAAAAGCGAGGACCGCCTTGCCGGCATCATAAGCTCCCGGCAGGTAGAAATCCTCGAAGGAGTCGAAGTCGGTGAGGTCCAGCGTACCGATGTAAGCGTTGATCTCGGCGGAGTGCTCAAGCTCCCAGCGCCAGAGGTCACGGTCCTGGATGTAATGGAGCATCTCAGGAACCGGTAGCTCGGGGTTGAAATGCTCCCACGCCATCACGCACCCGGACCTGCTCATGTCGAAGATGGCACCGGTTTCGGTGCTCTCCTCTCCGAGGATAGAGCCGCTGTACGGCAGATGCCCGAGCGCCTCCTCCGCAGAGCGGTGGTGGTCAATCGTAAGAATGTTGAAGACGTTCATCAACGCCTGGGTCACGTCCAGCGAATACGAAAAGTCCAGGATGTAGACTTGGTCGGGCTCAAAGGCGAGGAGTTCTTCCAACGGCGGAGCCTCGCCGTACTGGACGGACTTGTAGAACATTTCGTGGTCAGCCCCGAAAGCTACGTGGGCGCTATAGGCAGATGCTCTGCCGTCGGCATCCGCGTGTGAAAGTACTGCTATCTTCATTACTTCCTCCTTTGGTTGAAGTGGTTCTGCACCCTTTGGGGGCGCGTTTAAAAACTGCGGGGGCTTGAACACCGTCTCCGATGCAGCCCCCTTGGCCTACTCTCCCGGTCGTGCGCGCCAACTATGCCAACCCAGCCCCTATTCCGGGACGCGGCACGCCTAGATTTCCACCCCTACGTCGTTGGAGATCCAGAACGGGGCAACTGTTACAGTCCGCAGAGACCCGCGAGTTCGTCGTCGCTGGGCGCACCGCCGGTGAATACCTGGGTGACCGGCTCGGCCGGGGCAGCTTCTTCGAGGCCCATGCCCAGGTCCATACCGAGATCGTCCATGCCAAGGCTGTCCGAGGCTGCCTTCTTATCGTCGGCGGCTTTCTTCTCCGCCGCTTTCTTGGCTGCCGCGGTCTTCTTCTCAGCGGCTGCCAAGAAAGCGGCTTCGCGCTTGGCGGTTTCAGCCTTTTCGGCTTCACTCGGGCCGGCAGCGGCCGTCTGCTGCGCAACCGGAGCCGCGGTCTGCTTGGGTGCGTTCCCGCCGAACTCTTCCAAGATCGCCAGGGCTTCAGCGCCGGTCGCCATCGGCAGGATCTTGGCGGCCATGTCCGCGTTCAGGTCACCCTGGTAGGCGAAGACGAGCTTGGTCGGAGCGACGGGGTCGAAAGAGATGGCGGTGATGACCATCGGCAGGGCGCGGCCGTGGGCGGCGAGCTGCTTGGCGTAGGCGCTGAAGTCCCCGAGCGATGCCGGCGGCACGTTGAACCGGTAGATGCCCTTGTTGGCGTAGATAACCAGGCGCTTCTTCTCGCCGCACGCCTTGCCCTTGCCAGGGGTGCCGTCCTGCATCTTGGTGCTGCCCCAGATGTTCTGCGGGCAGCCGGCGCAAGAGGTGCATTGCGGATTCGGAGAATCCGCCTTCGGCTTGATGCCGTCCTCGCTGGAGCAGTCCGGACCCTGCGACTCCTGGCCGGCGTTGTATGCGCCGACGTAGAAGGTGCGGTCCAGCGGACCCTTGGCGCGGAGGATGACGGCAGCGATCTTCGGGGCGTTCATAAGGCCCATGTTCGGGACGTTGATCTGGATGACTTCTTCGACCCCGTCCACCTTGGCCTTGAACATACCCTGCACCGCGGTGATGGTCGGGGGTGCTCCCCCGCTGATCCCCTGGGTGGCGTCGGCGGTGATCTGCATGAGGTTCGGGTTGGCGGAGATGAGGGCCTGGAGGTGAGCGGGGAGCTGGTCTGCGCTGGGGATCATGACTTCGTTTGCCATCTGAAATACTCCTTTTGTTGTGGTGCCGCCCTTGGGCGGGTTAGTGATTGAAGAGAGGCGAGAGGCGACATGGCGCGAGCGCCATCTGTTACTTCGCCCTCACCCCGACGGTCCTGATCGCGGTGTACTTCACACCGGGGGGCGGGGGGTTCGGACGGGAGTGGTCTTTTTCGTCTTGATCCCCCATAGTTTCGAGGACGGCCGTTTTGTTGACGGCCTTGTTCAGGAACTCGAAGTGGGGCAGAGTCTTAAGGAATGCAGTGAGTGACTCGACCGTGGATTCTACGTCCTTACCCGCGCCTTCGACAAGGAGCGCCTCCGCAATCGGTCGCAAGATCGCGAAGTCCAGCAGCGCATCGAAATCCTCGACGCTCACCCCTTCCTTCCTCGTAGGGAAGACCACGCCGTACTCGGTCTTGAAGCCCGTGGACCTCAGCTTGTCGAGCATCTTCAGCAGCCACTTCTCGATCTCCTTCATCTGGAGGCCGAGGTCTTTCTTCTTCGCTTCGGCGGTGGCCTTGCCGTCGCGGCCGTTGATGTACAAATCAGTTAAAAAGTCAAAAATTGCGGGGTCTTCCAAGGTCAGGAGGTAGTTCTCCCGGTTCGCCTGGAACTGCTCGATGGCGGCGACTTTCGCGTCTGCCTCCGCCCGGATGCCGCGGATCGCTTCGCGATCGGCGTGGTACTTGTCGATGATCTGTTGTGGTGTCGGGGCCATGGTCTAAGTTCCTCCTGTAAAGTTCTTTGCAAGTGATGTACTCTTATCACATGGATCGTTTTCGGTGTCAAGAACTTTATTTCTTAAACTCCTTTAAAGCCTCAAGACATGCGTCCTGCAATCTCCCCTTCTCCCTCACCACCGCGTAAATCTTCCGCTCCGTTGCCGTTGCCGAGATGTGCATCACGTCCATCTTGCTCTTCTGCCCCCCGCCGTCGATCCGGCAACACGCCTGGGTGTACACTTCATTTGAAGTGTAAGGGCCGTACCATATGCTCAAATCGGCGGCGGTCAACTCCAATCCGTGCGCCATGCACTTCGGGTGGGCCACCATAACGTGTGGGTCTTTCTTGTTCTGGAAGTCTGCGAATATCTGGTTCCTCTTCCCCGCGGAAACCGAACCGTCAACAACCTCAACCGACCACTTCTTCCGCAGTTCTGCCGCCACTATATTTAGCGGGCCGGTGAAGGGGAGGAAGACGATGACCTTGCCGGCGCCGTTTTCCTCGATAGCTTCCTCCAAGACTTTCATGCGCGGGCCGAAGTCCATGCGCACCAAGTCCCCGTTTACGTCTAAAACTGCTCCAAGCGCGCACTGGACTATCTTCGACAGAAGGACCGCCGCATTGGCCGCGCTCACCATCGCCCCGTCGATCTCCGTCGCTGCCTCTTTCAGCAGCTTGTTAATGTGGTGCTTCTGGTCCGAACTCAATTCCGCATGGCGCTCGATCAAGCAGGGCTCCATGCTGGTGACCACGGTGCGCTCGAAACGGATCGAGGGGGAGAGCACCCGGGCGACGTTAGCCTCCGCTCCTGGGCGGGGAACCCACCGATACATCCCGAACTGCTGCATCACCTGGTCCTTGAACCTCGTGAAGCTGAGGCCCTTGACGGTCTCCGGTCGCACCAGCTTGGCCTGACCATAGGCATCCGTCGGTTCGTTGCTTGTGGGGGTGCCTGTGAGCCCCCAGCACCACGTAAAGACGCCCCGGCCATTGACCAGCTTGTTCAGCGACTTCCAACGGGAGGTCTGCGCGTTCCGCATGACGGCCACTTCGTCGATGACCGCCATGTCAATGTCGCCACGCTTCGCCAGCTCGTCCTGCAGGATCTCCACACCGTCGTGGTTGATGACGTAGATGTCTTGGTCGGAGGCGAGGAGCTTCCGGCGTTTCTCTGCGCTGCCGTGGAGCACCGCGAACCGCTTCCCCGGGAAGTTCAGGAAGATCTCGTCACCCCACGCTCTTTCGAGAGTCGAAAGGGGGGCCACCACGAGTGCCTTGTGGATGACTCCGGTTTTCTGGAGGTAGTCGATGCTCCAGAGAACGGAGAGGGTCTTCCCGGTTCGAGGCGCGTTATGCACATGCGCCCTCGGGTTAAGCGTCAAATAGGATGATGTGGCGATCTGGTACCACCTCGGCTGCCGGCCGGCGATGATCGGCCAGGTGTAGTCGCTCTCTATCGGGCTTGGAGCCTCGATGCCCAGATTACGAAGGACACGGGCTGACTCCAAAGTCAGAGGCACAGCGAAGTACCCGCTGCCTTCTTTCAGGTCTGGGAAGCACGTTCTGATCTGCGCCGGGTTGTCGCTCGTGAAGACGATGTGGCGCCCAACGATGCGAGGCAGGAGCGCCGGGGCGTCGATGCCGAATCCTTTTAGGATACGGGAGGTGATGGGATTAAAGGGGAGAGCGAAAAAGCCTCCCCCCTCCTTCACCACTGGGAAACAGGCCCGGATCTTCTTCTCCTGTTGGATCGGGAAGACCAGGTGGTCTTTGATGATGCGTGGTTTCATCGCTTATCCGACGTAGTGCGAGGGCAGGCACTCGCGCTTGGGGGTAGTGTCGTGGGACGCTATTGCGTAGCCCAAAATCATGAGCAGCAAAATAGCGCCGGATATGATCCTCATCTCCAAAATGTAGACTCTATTCTTCCATCCCCGGTAGGTCTCGGTAGGTCTTCGCTTGAACATCATCTCCTCCTTACAGGTCCGTGGGCATAGTGGCAGTTGTCGCTTTGCAGGCGGCACATCACAGGTTTAGGTTCGGGGTTAAGGTACAGTTCGTGGAGCTTTTCAGCTTCCTCCTCGGAGAGCACTCTACCTGCGTCGAAGACATGGATCGGCGGCAGCTCTAGCTTCAACGATCCTCCCACCAGCTCGTCACCTGCTGCTCGATCTGCTCTAACTCTTCCTCGGTGAACTCGCTGGTGATGCCCAAGAACTCAAGACGGTTCACCGGTTCCCAGCACTCCACGAACGCAGACATGATCCCCACGTCGGGTTCGGCAGGCTGTACGTAGACCTTGATCTCGTGGGAGCCGGCGTGCGGGGTGTCTTCCAGTTCAATCTCGATGATGGTGGGTTTCATGGGTTCTCTCCTGAACATGTCCCCAGCCTCACAGACCCGGCAATGTCGGCCTATGTCGCTGTCCTCTCCTACCCAAGCGCAGTTGGCGCAGGTGATGAGCCTGGCATCCACATACGCGGCCCCCATGGATTTCTTCATCCCCTGGAACTCTCCAGCACAGGCTCCGCCGCAGGTGTTTCTCTCTGCGTAGCGGCTGGGCATCTCAGAGTCCCGCTTGAAAAACAGCTTTCCGCAGCTCGGCGCTTGGCATATTCTCCCCTCGTCAAGCAGCGGGGCGCGTAGCTTCTTGACGTACTTCCGCTTCACAGCTTGGATCTGCATGTACACCTCCTTTTGTTGTAGGTGAGTCGGATCATAGCGGAGACAGTGGAGCTTGTCAAGAACTTTACACGCAAGAGGGCGGTTTGAGTAGTGCTTCCAGCGCTACTCCTCGGGCAACCTGCCTATCCACCGCGTCCATCCACCGCTCTACTGCGTCCATCGCCTCGGGTCCGTCCACGGCAAAAGAGGCCCCGCCGGTCTTGCCTGTTGCATCGAGTTGGTGCTGCTGGAGCTGGGTCGGCTCCTCCCCAAGCCTTTTCGCCTCGATCTCGAAGAACCTGCCTCGGTAGTGGCCGTAGTAATCAGGGATTCCCATTGTCCCCCGAAAGCTGGGGACCGGCATCACGAACTTGCCGGCGTTGGAGGTCGTGGCCTTGACCGCGTCCTTGGCTTGGATCAGTCCCCGAGCGACGAGGCGGGAGGTAATCATTTTCTTCGTCTGGCCTTCAGGCGTCATACCATGAACCCCCTCTTTCTGAGACTCGCCATGCCGACGACCGCAGCGGTGGCGATGTCGCAGAGTTCGGCGTACTGCCTCTCGGAGTTGTTCCCCCGTACCTCGTCCCCGAACTCGTGCAGTTCTTCGGAGAGTATCCCCCAGGTCTCGTGTGCCGAGGCGTGGGGCTCGCTGCCGTGCTTGTCGTGCCGGCGCATGACATTCTCGATCAGGTCTTCTACGGCGGTGCCTACCGCCATCGCGAGGTTGCTCACGGTGCCCCCTGAATATCATCGAAGACTCCTGGGAAGAGCGCCTGAAAATCCGAGAGGAGCGGAGTGGCTACCTCGCGCATCTGGGGGTGCGCGGCTGCCGCTGTGCGCAGCTTGAAGAAATGTCTCCATTCTCTCAAATCCGCCGTCATGACGATCTCGGTTTTCAAGCTGTTCGGCAGCACAGATCGGGCTTGCTCTGGACGCCATCCCTTGTCGCGCAGAGATTTATACGCAGACTCGGCATCCGACATGGAGCACATCCAATCCACATCAGCTTCGGTGTACCCCCTTAACCGCTCCGAGTACCCCCCGGGGAGGGCCTGCACCCAGGGCGGGATAACGAAAGCCACATGCCCACCCTCATAATCGCAGTACCGGGTGCTTTCCTGGCTGTAGCTTGCGAGCCGGTGGCGTACGATCTCGTGGGAGACCCCACGATCACAGATGAAGCGGACGGTTGCGGAGGCGTGCTCCAGGACGCTCTCATGACCGCGTTTCAAGATCATGGCGACGAAGGCCAGAGCGGAGTCGGAGGTGATCTTCTCCTCGCTCTTGTAGCACGTTCTGCCCGCCGCCTCGATCACCTGCAAGGCGTTGGGGGTATACGCTTCGATTTTCGCTGAGGGTTTAACGAGTCTCACTTTTGCTCCTCCTCTCGATTTCACGGTTCACGTACCAAGCAGCCTTTTTCAGATCCTCCAGGTGCGCCCCCTTCTCGTCGCATCTCCAGAGGTACTTCACAGCGTTCCCTACGTTGAAATTCATGTGCTCCGTGACCTGGATGCACTCAACCCCGGAGGGGTGGCTGGTGTAGTGCTTCGGGTGGTTGACAGGGTCGAGGCCCGCTACCGCACTTTTAGCCCGACACCCCGGGCACTCGTCTTCTCCTGTGTGGTTATGCTTGTCACAGTCCATCCCCCACCTCCTTCGGCCCCATGCCGGCGACCAGATCCAACTGGTCACGTTGCTCCTTCGGGAGCGTCTGGAAGAGCGTACCGAGGCCCCGAAGGGTCTCAGTCGCTTCCTTGTCCGTTGTAGCCTGTTTCTTCACCTTCTTGGCGTGCTTTCCGCTCATTTCTTTACCTCCCGCTGGGGGCACGCGCCCGCCTTCTGCCTGTGTGCACACGGCGTTTCTTCCGACCGGAAGTGCTCGCACTCCATGCAGCTCACCTCTTGCATCCGCTCTATGATGTTGCTCTCTTTGCTCATTTCCTCTCCTTTTTGGGTGCGAAAACTATTCCATCCTCGGCCATGCGGCAGAGGAATACAGCATGTTCGTAGCAGTCAGGGATCACCTGACCAGCGTTGTGCCACACCCGGGCCATGTTACGGTAAGACTTGACGATCTTCTTGGCTACCGGGTCCATGAAGCGCGGCGCTGGGGGGAGTTCCAGTGGCTTGTCTGCGGCGAAGGCCGCCTGCTGCGCTTTCCACACCGCGGCGCCGTAGGCTTTCAGGGTTTCTTGTTGGGTCATGGTATCTCCTTCATCCGCAGTGCGGGCACGTCTTGTCCCCACAATACTGCCGGCAGAGCCCCGAATTTTGCATACGGAATGTCTCCGCCTGCCAGGCGGATTCCATGCGATTAGTGATGCCGAAGAGTTCCGCCCAAATCCCCGGAATGTCCGCTTTGGTGATGGGCTGGTCAAGCCCCTGTACTGCGAGCTGGGGGTCTTTTTCTTTTAGGAAAATCAGCTTGCCCATCGCAGTGTCCCACTTATCCCCAAAAGCCAGATCGGCGCAGGCGATAGCAAAACGTATCTGCATGGTGTCCGGCTTCGTGCGTCCGTGCTTCCAATCGAAGTATCGGAGCACACGATCTTTGATGAGGAAGACATCGGACTTGCTACGGAACCACACCACGTTGTTGTCCCACCAACCGCAAAGGGACTGGTCTTTCTTGAAGCATATCTCGTGCTCCACCATGAGTTCCGCGCCCGCATCTACCGCCGTCAGCATCAAGTCGGGGTACTTCTTCCAAGGCGCGAGAAGCTCCTGCTGGGGGGGTGTGAGCGGTTTTCCTTTGAGGTAGTCCTCCAGTATCTTGTGCGCGACATTGCCCTGACGCTGGGCCTCAGACTCGGTCCACTGCAAGGTCTTGAAGTATTTTTCCGCAGCCCACTTACGCGGGCAGGTGAGGAAGGACTGAATCTGCGAATAGGAGCAGGTAAACCGCGGGGGGTTCAACAGCTTCCCCCGGCCAGCGGCGGGAGGCAGGACCGGTGCCGAGTCTCCGAGGGCGAAGTCCATGCCGAGGTCGAGACCCGGGTGTGCCGCCTCAACGACCGCGGCGAACGCCGGAGCGACACCGGTCTTATTCAGCTCGCCTACACCGCGCCGAGTGTTGCACTCCTTGGCGGAGGTGCCGATGTGGTCCGCGCATGCCTTGCACCCCGCGTGGTGGTCATCAAACAGCGGCTCCCCTGCCTTCGGAGGGCGAGTGAGGCCTGAGAGCAGCACCGAGTATTCCGCTACTCGGTCGGGCACTGCCCCCTCCCGGCTGGCCGCTACGGCCAAGTCCTTGTTCCAAGTCTCCCACAACGCCGTCGCGGGGAGCGCCTGGGCGCCTTTACGGTCGGGGCCGCCGACCAGGTAGCCCCGCATGTCGCACACGGCGATCTTCGAGTTCACCGCCTCTGGGTAGGTGAGCTGGTGGAGAAGGGCAAACTTGGTCGCCTTCGTCGGGAGTTGAATTACTTCTGCTTCTGCCATTTAAAGTTCCTCCTGGTTAAATGCTCTTCAAATCTCCCCACGACGGGGAAGGTGATTACTTCAG